TTCTATCAACAGAGAAAAATTGGAACCTGTTAGGCGTCAAAACGCTCAGAAATTGCAACAATACTGGAAGGAACATCCAGAAGAATATATTGCATTTAGACAGAGATTGTCAGAGAAAGTGAAACAATCTTACGAAGCTAATGGCCACCCTCACGAAAAGAAATTGTGTGTGGAATTCCCCGATGGAAAAGTAATTGAGTACCGATCCGTCAATGAAGCAGCACGTGAAAGTCCAATCTCAAGGCCATCAATTTACAGAATGTTGGAAGGTAAGCTAGTGAAAAAGTTTCAAGGGTTCAAAGTATATTATAGTTAGGTTCGGTAACCCGTACTTTACAGAGCCCTGAGAGCAAGCTATAATAACTCTAGTTCAAACGCCCCCGTGTTTCTCCAAAACCGAAAGTGCTCAAAATGCGCGGAGATTTATCCGCTCACAGCACAATATTTTCAACCAAATGGTTGGAATGAAACTCGCACTCTTCAATACTTTCGTCCCGAATGTAAGGATTGCCGTAGTAAAGATACGAAGGGGAGGAATCAAGCGAGAAAACTCGCGGGCAACCCGAAAAGCCCTGAGTTGGGCTCTCCGTGTGAACTTTGCGGGAGAACGGATCAGCAACTTTTGTTCGATCATTGTCACACAACGTTGAAACATCGAGGGTGGCTCTGCAACAGTTGCAACAAAGGAATCGGGCTGTTAGGTGACACAGTAGAGTCACTAGAAAAAGTTGTACTTTATTTGAAACAAACGTCATGCGCGTAACTTTTTATGTTGGCGAACCCGGAACGGGCAAGACAACGCTCATGAGGCAAATCATGGCTGAATACAGTAAAGCTGAGGCTCCTGAGTTTGTCGAGGACGGTCTTGTCAAGTACCACAGATTTAACAAGCAAAAGACAATCGTGCTCGGTATTTACGATGATTCGACCTTCGCGGGTTGTGACAAACTGAGCAAAGCTGTTGGTCCCAAGTTTCGCGAGTGGCTTGTTGCTAATGAGGAAAAGTATAAAGATTGGGGTGTACTCATGGAGGGCGAACGGTTCATGAACGCTCCAACCCTTGAGGCATTGTTTCAACAAGAGTCCATGAAGTTGGTGTGCTTGAAAGTTAGTGAAACGGAGTTAGAAAGGCGCCGCAAAGCAAGGAACAATACCCAAGATACCAAGTGGTTGAAGGGAATGGCTACCCGTGTTGCCAACGTTTGTAAGTCATATCCTCACGAAGTTGAGGTGATTGGTTGATTGTAGTGAGGGCGGTAAACCGAACTGCGATGGGCGGTTTGCCCCCTTTTCAAGGGAGCGATCTTGAGGCATAATATAAAGATTGAGAGATGAATCCATGACCGTTACCCCTTCCTACAACAAGCGCCGCAAGCAACAACGTGTCGCTCGAATTGAACAGAATAAGCGCAACATTGCAACTTGGATTGAAGCTGCACGAGCAGGTGACCCTCAGGCTCAATACATGGTGCAAGAAGCGTTCAATGAACTTGCTCCCTCGTTAGGTGTTCAAGTGGAAGTTACTTATTGGTGAACTTCTAGCTAATTGACCCCCATGGAGCTCCTCGGAGGAGCTCCTAATGGGTGAAACGTTTTGACCCCCTTGGAGCACCAATGAGGTGACCCTTGGGGGTTTTTACTACAGGGATCTTAGTGCTATAATGTGCTCAAACTCGGTCAAATTGCTGACAGATTTTTTCACCCACCCCCCCCAGGGAGCACCTCGGTGCTGCTCCGGGGTGGTCAAAATATTCTCGCGAAAGAGTAACAAATGGAACGCGAACACCTGATCAAAGAAATCAAAAAAGTATACAACGCTCATGATGCGCTGCTCGAGCATGTTGGTGCTAATAGTGTACCCAACGCCAAGCGAAAGTTGGACCGCGAAAGAGCAGAGTTCGAGCGGACAAAAGGGCAGTTGCAGGAGGTTGTTAATGCCCTGGAAGTTGACAACTGGCGTAACGCTGTAACGCGAGCGAAGTCGTTGCTCAATAAACTTGAGCGCGAAGGGTTGCCCGTTTGGTTAAGGTCAATCTCCCCGTATTGGGTGGGTAAAGTTGCTCCCAATCAGTACAAATATTGGCTTCGGTTTTGTCGTGAGCAGTTTCTTGTCGCCCTTGGTCAAATGCAAACTGATGCGGAATTGGGCCTTGAGGTTGACATTGAAGGCACACTTGAGGCCATGCGTGAAGTTTATTTGACTCAGAAGCCAGCCGAGTTCGTTGAAGCGGTGAGTGATTATATTTCACAAGAAGTGACAATCGAAGGCGAAGATGAAGGCGAAGAAGAGAGTAACTGAGGCCTTGGTAATTGCCGAATATTGGCTACCTTACCTCAACCAATTCGCGCTCGATAGTGACAACAAACCCTACGCTCATCCCTGGGTGCCGGTTGAAGTTTTGAGGGAGATTGTGCGGGTGTTGAGTGCTGGCTCTGACAGGGATTTGGCCAAATAAAAAAAGCAAAAATCTCGCAAGATTGCAAATATTCCAGCAAACACTCGGAGACCCCGGTCCCTTCCACTGGAACGGATCTCAGGAATCATTAGCGCGCCCGATGGTTGCAGCCCCAACCGAAAAGCAACTCCAATCAATGAATCGTGAAAACGGTATCACTGCGAACTCCGGGCTGGGCGCTGGGGGTGCTATACTGTAAGTATGAAAATGAAAAACGAGATGAAAACCAACGAAGCCGCGATCACCGAGCTGGAAGCCCTGATTCGCATTCTGACGGCTAACGGCGCAAGCAAGAAGCGCCTGGGCGTTCTGAACGCCGAGCTGAGTGAGCTCAAAAGTGCCAACCGGTGAGGTTCGGTTACCCGAACGTTACGTTCGGTTACGACCCCTTGACTTTCCGCCCGATCCGTGCAATAATAGAATCATGAAAGAAAACACTCTGAACTCACTCTCCCTGAACGCCGCTACCGCGATTCACAATGATATCAACGGTTGTGACGCCTGGCTCGGTTACGAAGGCACGATTGATGCTTTTGCTAACTTGCTCGCCGAGGTTGATGCCGTGGTTGAAAACCTGGGCGATCCCGACGACCTGAATGTTGACTTCGTCGTTGAAACTTGGTTCGAAGTTCAGAATGAAATCGCTGAGGGCAACCTTGCGGTCGATTGGTTTACTAACCCCGAAGCTGCCCTGACCGTGCTCGCTGCGGCCTGAGTGTCGCCTAATTACCAACCCTTACTCGAAACAACTTTTCATGACTACTTTCGCTGCTGTCTTCGCCGCTCTGCTGCCCCTTCAACCGCTGCCTCCGGTTGATAACGGATTGATGACCAACGTGCCCGGTTACGGCCCTTCTCGTATCGAAACGGTTGACTTCTGTGTGAAGCAAGCTGGCGTTGATAAGTATCAAGATTTGATGACGGACTACGAGTTTGAAACTTTTCACGGTTGCCTCGAAGAGAATACTTGAGGCGTTACGGTTTACTAACCCGTTAGCTCGCTAACGAACCTTGCCCTGGCCTCGCGGTCGGGGCTTTTTAGTAGGCGTGGCCATTTGTTGAACTTTCCGCCTGAGGCGCGATTCTGCCCGTGGCCCTGGGCCCTGGGTTCCAACGGCCACCAGTTTCATTTGTTGTTCTTTCAATAACCCTGTCTCTGACAGCGTTTCTCCCTCGCACCTCACCCTGGGGCGACACCCAATCCCTCTCCCCTACCAGCGTCCCCTGGAGTGGGCCTCCCCCCTGGGCCGGGCCGTTCGGGCTGACCGTTTGTTGAACTGTGCACTCACGAATGACTCAACATTTGTTGAACTATTCGATTTATTGAGAATCCGTACCGTACTGACCCTACCTACCTTCCCCCCTATCCTGCCATGAAATTGTCACAATCCACAATGTTGCGTGTGTATATTGATGTGTATTCTCTACCGCATTCTCGTGAAAACTCTGAAAGTTCTGTGAACTTTATTGTGCATGAATGCGAATGCATTTGTTGTTGTGTACCTACATACTTGTGTACACATTAGTTGTTTACTGTCTAGTATTGTGTACCAACATGCAACAACCAATACCTGTCAAGTATTGCGCGATTGAACAATACTATACCAACGTGATAGTGTACGCATTGATAATAGTTTGTTCGTACAATGTTGTTCGTTATTTGTTGAACTTATTCTTGATTGTTTATACGCACATTCGTTGTTCAATCCGCGAACACTCACACACACACATTGATTCAATCAACCTCGCGAATGGGTTGGGTTTCACAACCGCGTCACTATTGAGGGACTCCTACTATTCGGGTCCCTACCTGCCACTGTCCTGACTTTCAGGGAGGGGGGCGTTCAGGCGGACGGCTACGGGCGGGTATGCGAGAGTGTATTCCTCCGAACCCGTAAGATTACGGCGCCAAGTCGCGGGACCCTTCCAGGCCGCCCCAACTATTTAGGCACGACACCAATATCAAAATCACAACTCACAAAAATTTTTCGCGAGATTTTTCTGCATAAAAAAGAAAGAAATAATAAAGATAATTTACTAGCTTGCTATTCTTGTATAATTTAACCAGGCACGGTATGTATGTGGTCTCGGTGAACCAGAGGGCATACATGGCCCTCCTCAAACACACCACTAGAGTTATGTACGTAAGGACACCCCGATTCCCGTTTAAACTTGACTTCGGCCCCCTTAACCTACCTGGATACAACGTAAGCAGTAAAACAGAGTATATGGAGGAAGTTTACTCTGATTACTTGTACGATTGTTATATCTGTAATCAACGTCTGACAGAAGAAGATTGGTTGTACTATGGCAAAGAAGAGCATCACATTGAGATACCCCGGCGAGATGGAGGGTTACTCACTCCTTGCAACTCCCAGTATTTAACAACTTATCAACATTGGGTTGCGGGATTAATGCAGAGCGAATGCTTACAAAAATGCTGTTACGCCATGGTCCCTAAAAATGTTCTGCCCTGTCGCCTGGAGGAACTCAGAGTTAAATGGCATTTTTTAAAGGAACAGACTAAAAGAGAAATACCTACAACCGAGAGTTGGTGGATTGACATAGATTGAAAGAAACGGTAAACCACCCCTTACCATGAATCAATCAACGCTATAGTATAATCATGCAAAACGACACTCCGATCGACCTCGTCCACGAGGTGAAAAACTCTTACCTCGAGTACAGCCTTGCAACTCTAACAAGAGCACTACCAGATCTCCGTGACGGCTTAATCCCATCACGCCGACGCATTCTTCAAACAATGCTCGAAGAGGGACTTCTCCCAAACAAACCTTACGTCAAGTGTGCCCGAACCACCGGCCTCACGAGTGCATTCTACCACCCCCACGGTAGCGCCTACGGTTCGCTAATCTCCATGGCAACTTCATGGAACAACATGATTCCTTGGGTCGACGTACACGGCAATGTAGGAAGCACCGTAGATCCCCCTGCCGCAGAAAGATATCTGGAGAACCGTCTTACAACCTCGGCTCTCGAGATTCTCCTGCAAGACCGGGAAACATGGGAAACTCGACCCAACTACGACAATTCTCGCAAGGAAGCGGTTGTACTCAATGCGAAAATCCCCGCAATCCTTCTGAATGGTACTGAGGGGATCTCGGTGGGATACAGCACTAAGTTAGCTTCACATAACCTACGCGACATCTGTAACGCAGTTGTGAGTGGTGCTGATCTGTATCCAGACTTCCCCACAGGCTGCCACATTATTCGAGATGAAGGGCTTCAGGAGTACGTCAAGACAGGTAGCGGCACCTTGCGTCTGCGAGCTAAACTCGAAATTGGTGTGCAAGAAAAAAGCGGGCGAGCAAAAGAGAGAGCGACGCTCAGTTATACCAACCTGCCTCCAAACACAAACCCTGAGAAAATCGGACAACAAATCAAAGACGGTCTTGAAAAAGGTAAATTCGATGGAATCAACGAAGTCATCGATCTCTCTTGTAACACCGGAGATTGCATCCAAGTTATTGCAAAACCCGGTGTCGATGCCTCTGCCCTTACCAAGTACCTGTACGCATACACTGACTTGGAATCTACGTATAGCGCGAGGAATCTATGTCTTGACGGGAGTAAACCAGTCGAACTCCCTTCGCGTGACCTTATCACAAAATGGCAGACGTGGCGCCTGGGTTGCCTTGGTCGAAAGTTCACTTACGAGTTAGACGCCAAGGAAACCCGTCACGAGATTGTCCTCGGCCTTCTAAAGGCAGTCGATAAGATCGACTTGGTCATCAAAGTTATCCGCGCAGCAAAAAGCCCCAAAGAAGCACTGGTCGAACTCGTCTCCAACCGCTCTCTGAAGTTCACAAGTGAGCAAGCTCGGGCAATCTTAGAAATGAAGCTCCGGTCCCTTACAAACATGGACTCGGAAGAGTTACTTGCAGAGAAAGCAGAACTGGAGACCCGCTTGGCAACACTTAAGGACCTTATCGAAAACGACAAGGCTCGTAAAGCTTACATGGTCAAGGAGATTAAGGCCATTGGCGTCCGGCACGGTGAGGCACGCCGCTCGGCCATTATTGACCCGCCGGAAAGCCTCATCGTCGAGAAAGGGTCCCAAAGGCAAGCGGCACCGGCTGCTAAACCAAAGTTCTTGAAAATTGACATGAAGCGCGGAGTCGTGGAGTCCGCCAAAGGTCCTCGCGGTGCTCTCATTCTCGAGAAATCCGACAAGTTAATCACCCTGACCGAAGACGGCACACTGAAGAAACTTCCGTTCAACTTCAAAGGAACCCTTGGCAATGGCTACTCCCCTGTCCTTCTGGCTAAGAAAGAATCAGAAGTCACCGAGAGAAAGTATCTCGTTGTATTCAAGCTGGAGGATTCTCTGAAAGCTATGGCACTTAACGGAGCCGACCTGTCACGTGCAAACAGCAAAGGGAAGGCGTTGCTGCCTGAGGGCGCTAGCATCATTCACTTTGGCGAAAGCACCTATCAGGTTCCTTGGGCTTCCTCTCGCAAGAAAGCACTGAAACTTGATCTAACAATCAAGGCAGGCAAACCCGGCGGCAAGGGTATAAAGGTTGCCTCTCTCACTGACGTCACTCTCTAACAGTCATGGCTGTCTACACCATCCACATTCCCAACGAGCTAATCTGGGACCCTCAACCCGACATCACTCCGTACGAAATCGCACTATGCCTCCCTCTCTTTGCTCATCAAGGTCGCGAGCACCAGTACTACGCTCAACTTCCCGAAGAGGCAAAACGGCATTGGCGGGTTCCGGGGTAAAACCCGGTAGCCCCCTTTACCGGGACAGGCAAGTCACTATACTGCAACGCTGGAGTAATACTCGTGACTGAAATCTTCTACCCTGTTGCCCGCTTGCTCGGCAACCCCCGAGTCTTCTTCGCGATTGCCAATGCTCTTGAAGGCCCGGATGCCGATGTGTTGAAGGAAACGTTTTACGATCTCCTTGAGTACAACTTCCCGGATATTGAGGACCCTGAAGATATCGAGTTTGAGGCGGACGAGGTTTGCTTCTCCATTGACGTTGACAGTGGTGATGTGCAAATTACCCTGAACACGGGCCTCGCCTCCATTCTCAAACCCGTTGAGGGTGAGTTTAAGGCGCAAATTACAAACGATATGGAAATGGCGGCAGCCAGCGCCATTTACGAGCGTATTGTCAAATCTCTAGTCGAAGCCAACCCCGATTTCGATGGCGACATCGCCTTGTGCTCACCGCCAACACCTGGCAATAGCTATCTGCGTTCCGACGATGGCGAGCGCTTCGAAGGAGCGTTCCACCTCCTAAGCGACCCCGAGCGCCAATACGCCTTCAATGTAGATATCATTGACGTTCAACAAGACATTCTCAAGGCAACTTACAAACCCATTTCCTAATGACTGCTGACAACATCGTACTCGCAACCAACAGTATGCGGTCGTCAGTTTCCTCCTTGAAGAAGAAACTGTCTAACCTCAAGGTTCAAGTCGAGTTATTCGACGCTGAACTTGACAAAATCGAAGGGAAGTTCGACAATATTTTAACACAAGCAGAGATTTACAAGGCTAAACTAGAACGCGAGATGGGTCGTGAAGTGCGTCGGCTCGAGCGTGAGCTGGCGCTTTTGCGTAAGAGCCCAGAAGGTGTCGCAGCAGCGCCCACAGCCACAGACAATGAGATTCGCATTGCCTCAACTGTTGCCATCCTCGAGAGTATTCTACGACTGATCTGCGACAGTGCTGATGACTTCCGGTTAATCTCGGAGGCATTTCTGTTCCCTGCAGTTATTGAGCGGGTAATGTCTGCCGAAGATTCCGCCTACTTCCTTGAGGAAGTTCCAGCTTCCGCCTCTGTAGTGGTCTCTCGCGGGCGTGAATACGTTGCCTGGGTGCGCGAAGAATATGACACCCACCTCACTGACCCCGAAACTTGGGACTCCGCCATTGATCAAGTCACCGATTGGTGGCGGAACGATGCTCTCCCCCTGCTATACGGGTCCCGTGATGAGCAATGGGACATCGACATGCCCCTTACCCTCACTGAAATGCTCACCTGGCGTGATATTCCCGCCGAACGCCCCATAAACTTCAGCGCCATCTTCGACGCCTACGAGGTATACCGCAAAAATAAAGACGCGGTGTACGAAAAAACGGGTCTCCGCCAGTTCGAACTCAAACAGTTTGCCTTCCCTCAATGAAAGTTCACGCTCTTAACCCCGTCGACCACCTTATCGCCAAGGTTGGCATCGGCATGGTACAAACGGTTGAGTCCTATTACCAAAGATATTGCACTCAACCCAACGAAAAGAACGCAAAAGCGTATTGCATGTGGCGTTTGCGATTGCATCGGCGCCTCAAGAATGATAAGGCTCTCTTAGACGCTATTAACGAAGCTCGCAACCTAGGTCTTTACGATGAAGCACCCGGTCGACTGTGCTGGGAGTGCGATTTTGGAGGGTAAAACCGAATATATTCCCGAGTGGCACGATGATTCCACGCACAGTTCAAATGGCGAAGGCGGTGGAGGCCACCTTTACCACCCCCGACCTCGAAAATTACGGCAATATCATTCTAAACGGTTACCTTGACACCGCCACGGCAGTTTCCGTCGCTGGAACTGTCGGTGCTATCGATACAGTCACCTTCACCGGAGGCACCAACTACACCGACGGCACTTACCCAAACACCTATCTCGGTGGTGCAGTTGGCTCTTTCGGGTATGCTACTGTAACAGTATCCGGAGGCGCTGTAACCGGTGTTACAATCACCGCTGGCGGCAGCAACTTTTTCGTTGGTCAGGTGTTGACTCTTGGCAACATTCCTCGCACTGCTGCAGGAACCAGCGCAACGGTTACAGTTGCAACTGTAAACACCAAATCAGTCCGCCCCGCTCTCAAAGGTTGGACTACCAACTACTACGATTACTATACCGAACTTCCTCCGAACGCCTATAACGTGAATCCGGGCGATCCGACAATGTTCGAGTACGACGTTCACTCGTACACCTTTGCAACCGGTCCCATCACCTCTCTGACTACGTTAGGCGCAGGCAGCGGTTATCTTCCCGGCACTTACACTGGACTTCCCACTGCAGGTGGTAGTGGCACAGGCGCCACTCTGAATGTCACTGTAGATGCTAATGGCTACGTTACCGCAGCCTCCATCAATGCCGCAGGCTCTGGTTACACTGCTGGAGACGGCCTCACCGTGACAGCCGGTATGGGCTCTGGAACTGGTTTCTTCGTCACCGTTGGCCCAATCGGCGGTCCCATTACTGCATTCCAAGTGGGGACAACGGGTACAGGATACACTCCTGGATCTTACACAGCGGTAACCACAACCACAACCGGCGTTGGCTCTGGTGCAACCTTAGATATCATTGTTGGAGCCTCCGGTAGCATCACTAGCGTAATCCTGAACGCTGCTGGTACTGGTTACGCTGCCGGCGATGCCCTGATTCCCGACCCTACCACCGTCGGGGCCGGAACAGGCCTCGTAATCACCGTAACCTCTGTAAGCACAACCACCGACGCGAGCGAGCCCAAGTGGGCCCAAGTTCCCCACCGCTTCTTCCAGAACCAAGTCGCCGACTTCGTTCCGCCGAATGCCAACCAGCAAGCGATTCAATATTCGTTCCTGTATCCTGTACAGGACAACCCTGTCGCACCTCCCATCGGCACCCTCTGATTTACCGGGATCAAACCACGCTATACTAAAAACATGCAAAACCTATCGCCTATGCGGAAAACACCTCTCGGCTATCCAGTCCTCTCTGAAGATCTTCACGAGAGGATTTTTGGTAAGGAAACTCCTAAGAAAATGTCTCGGCTGGAAATGCAACGGGCCGAGAACCTGCTGAAGGAGTTCGACATTGCCACTCCCGTTGACTATCCTGATCACCTTTATGATGGTCCCCTCCCTCTACCGAAGCTCAAAGGTGGCAACCTCAGAGCACACTTTGAGGAGATTGCGAAAGAACAAGTAGGCGAGTATAAGGAGCTCGCGGATGTTTATGCAGTTTGCACACTACCAGAAATCCCGCCGAGAACCGAGCTTGTATTCAAGCCCGGCTGGACGCGCTACACGAAGGTACGCGGCAAGTGGAAGACGGAATCTGTACCGTATCCTCTGGAAAAAGCATTCACGTTCGATACTGAGACTTATGTGCATGGTGGCGCGTTTCCGATTATTGGCACTGCGCTATCTACCAAAGCGGCTTACATTTGGCTGGCTTCTGAACTTATTGATCCGAGCATCCCGGAGGATCAGTGGGACCAACACTCGCTGATTCCGATTGGTGAGAATCGCTTTGTAGTTGGCCACAATATTTCCTACGACCGAGTCCGCGCCCGCGAGGGTTACTCACTCGATCGCACCAAACCCGAAAACTTCTATTTTGACACACTCTCTGCACACATTGGCGTATCTGGTCTTGCCAGTGGCCAGCGCTGGTTATATGTTCTGGCTGGTAAGGACCCTGAGAACCTTACTGACGAAGAAAAACGAAAGCTAAGGTATGCCCCCAAGTGGCTGGACGAAGGTTCCACCAACTCTCTGGTGGCCACTTACAACTTTCACGTTTACGAAGTGCGTAAGTTTTTCGGAGACGATGTTCAGCCTTTGGGCGCCGGGGACAAGGCAGTGCGGGACATTTTCGTATCAGCAACTCATCTGAGTCAGATTCGGCAGATGCTAACCGATGCTGTCGATTACGCCATCAAAGACGCATTCTACACTGCCGAACTCTTCCAGGCTCTGTGGCCTAAGTATGTCGATGCGACCCCAAGCCTCACAGCACTTTGTGGTCACTATCATCTGAACGGTTCCATCGTCCCACTCGTCCCCGACTGGGAAGACTGGATCAAGAATGTCGAGCGAGTCTTCGATGAGCACAACAAGGAAATGACGAAGCTGTGTCAAGATCTTGTCTGGAAGTATTATGACGAGTGGCGTGATCTTTATTATGCTGAGCCGGGAATGGCCGAGTCCTGGATTGCGCGGGACCCTTGGCTCTCGCAACTAGACTGGGAGGTTAAGACACAGAAAGGCAAGTATGCTGGAATCCCAAACTGGGTTCGCCCATTCATTAAGGACCCCAACGAACACATCGGCGTCAAGAGCAATCTTTCACACATTCTACTCAAGCTAACTTGGGAAGGCTCTCCAATGTATCACACTAAGAGTGAAGGTTGGAAATATCATGACGAAGAAGGCAAAGCACAGAAGATTCCTCACCCGAAAGGAACAGGAGCAAATGTTGGCGGGGTGCTTTCGAAAGACTTTGTCGACGATATGAAGGTGGGTCGGCTCAATAGCGACCTACCAGAGGCGAAACGGGCACTTGAGATCGCGAACGCGGTCTCATATTGGACTTCGGTTCGCAAGCGCGTGATGGACCGGATCTTCCTTCCCGTTGCCAATCCCCATGGCGAAGATGCTCTTGTCACCCTCCCTGAGATTCTCTGCCACGGAACCGTCACCCGCCGCACTGTGGAATCTCTTATGGTGACAATGTGCTCAACGAAAAACTGGCGCATTGGCACCGAGTTGAAGTCTCGTGTGCAAGCACCCGATGGCTGGAAGATCGTTGGCGCTGACTTTGATGGTCAAGAGATGCAAATCGCTTCAATCTACTCTGACAAGTGGGAAGGTGGTCATGTTGGATGTTCGCCGTTTGGTTACAACGTTCTTTCCGGGTCAAAAGAGGCGGGGACTGATCCCCATAGTGCTCTTGCTAAGCTGGCTGGCGTGGACCGGGACACCGCCAAAATCGCAGGTTTCGCGGTGCTCTACGGGGCTGGGGTCCGCGCCGTGCAAACCTACATCCGACGGAAATACCCCGAGAAGTCCCCGAACGAAGTAAAAAACTTTGCTTATCGTATTCTCGAAGGTAAGAAAGGAAGGCTCCGGAACGGGTTGTACGAAGGAGGGTCTGACTCAGGCTGCTTCAACTTCATGGAAGAGATTGCGATGCGGTCCCGTGTGCCTCAGCTACCTTGTCTCGGAACCAAAATCTCCACGGCAATGCGTCCCGCTGCCGTCGGCGATGACTTCAAGACAGGCCGCGTAAACTGGACCATTCAGTCCTCTGGTGCTGAGATCCTGTCCATTATGCTCACAGCAGTCCACTGGCTAACCGCAGAGTACAAAATCCCAGCTCGTTTCGTTCTGAGCATCCATGACGAGATTTGGTTTATGACTCCGGAGCGTTACGCTGAACAGTTTGCTGTTCTATTCCAAATCGCTCATATGTATACCTGGTCCCTGTTCCACTCGGCAGTGGGGATCCCAGATCTTCCCCTCTCTCGAGCCTACTTCTCCTCGGTTGCGATTGACGAGCGCCTTCGCAAATCCCCTAAGGAGAAGACCGTGACTCTCTCCAACCCGAAAGGTGAAACCGAGGAGTTCGGCACCGAATACTCAATGTATGAGCTCAATGAAATCGGAGCCATCGACAAACTTACCAACCGTTACAACGCTATTCAAAAAGGAGTAATCTGATGAAAAAAGTCAAGAAGTCCCGTGTGGAAAACGTCGGTGTGCTCCTTTACAAGGGAGTCCTCGATACCTATTATATGACAGTGCCTTACGACAAAAAGAACCGAATCATTCCTTCCTCTGTGGAATGCGCTTATAATGCTCGGTATTTCTCCCTTCAGCAAACCGTAAACATGCTTCGCGCTCTCTAATGTCCTTCCCCCTTCCGATTGATCCTGAGTTTCGCAAAGTCTGTGTCGGGTTCTGGCTTGACGATGTTGACGATCGAATCGAACTCGGTCTTTACCAAGATGCTGAGTTCAGTTGGAAGGAAGCAAACGGGATCTACCTGTCCCTACCTGCAGGCTACGGAGACATGGCTCTAGAAGATCGAATCTTCGAACAACGGGTAAAACTAGACAACCTCACTCACATAACCAATGAGAACAATCTCTAACGACGCGGTCGAATCTACACCGGCAACCAAGAAAAAAGCAATGCCTAAACTGGAAACATTCAGCACCACCCTGACCGACGGTCGCGAAATCACTATCCGGGAAATGACCGGTCGTGACCTGGTTTACATGGAGAAAGATCTTACCAAGGCAGGCGATGTCGAAAAAGGCATGCGCATCATCGAGCGACTGATTGTAGGCGATGACAAGATCACTTATGATGAGATTCTCGACCTCGGAGTAAAAGACTTCCGCAAACTCAGCGACCTGGTAGCCAAAGCTAACGGCACCGACGACGAAGACCCAAACTAACAGTTGAGGATCAGGAGGATTTCACTTATTTAGTGCATATTCCCAATGGTCCTACTCTTCATTTCCGGGAAGTTGTTCCAAAAGACTTTTATCTTGCTCAGATTTTACGTCAATCCGAGAAAAATCAGATTGAACTAATCTTGAGGCTTCTTTTAAATCCCGAGGTTCTTGATGAGGTAACCTCCACACAGTTTCGACAAGTGATTCAGTGGACGGGGAAAACTCTCCTAGATCAAACTATCCTTACTGTTGAGAACTGGCTGGAGGTTGCCTACCATCTGTGTAAACAACGTTGGGACTCCTCGATCGACTGGTTAGAAGCTCAACCAATGAGCAAAGTTCAAACCATGATTGAGATTGTGAAAAAACATGCCGAAGAGCAAGATAGAGCCATGAAGAAAAACGCAAGGAAAAAGTAATGTTACGTATTCGAGTTCAAGGTAACGGGTTAACTCCTCTGAACTTAAACTGGTGGCAACCCACTAAAAGGGAGTGGACTCCCGTACTTTTAGATGACCACCCCCAGTTCTGGAAACGTCAGGTAGATCCCACATATCAGCGTCCTTGGCAGCAGCTGTCTCCCAAATACGCAAAGTGGAAAAGCCAAAACTACCCTGGCCAACCAATCCTAAGGGCCACCGGATTGATGCAAGATATTGCCTACATCTACACCAGAGGCAATGTTTTTTACGTAAAGAGCACCGATTACGGTCAATATCAACAGTTTGGTACCTCTAAGATGGTCGCTCGCCCGTGGATGGGCGTGCCGGATATTTCTCTCAAGCAAATAGTCCCAATCTCCTGGAAAAACATCCTTTCACGCAAACGCTAATCATGACTCGCAGATCCACACGCTCCAAAGCCGCTCCCGCCGTTGCAAGCGACATTCAAGTTACCCCTGAAGAGGGACGTATCGAAAGCCCCGTCGTAGAGGAAGCTTCCGCTCCCGTCAATCTTGAGGTTGAAACCCCTTCGGATGAGCCTGTAGCTCCTGCTGAAGCTACTCCCGCCGAAAAGATTCAAACGGATGTCCGTGAGAAACTTTCCAAAAGGTCCGTAGACGAGAATGTGTTTGTTCCGTCCAACCCAGTTGCCCTTGAGAAAGCCGCCGCCGAGGTAGCTAAGGAACAAGGTTTTGAGTTCAACCGTGGTACCTCCATCGGGGCCCGGCTGATGGCCCGTTCTCAGAAACGCTTCTAATTTACCAGCCGGGTAAATCCCTATATTGAGAAGGTTGGTCAAGTTATGGATACCTACATCGCAACAAACACCAAAAACGGTAGATTCTATATTGGCAGCACCATAAACTTCGAATGGCGCAAATACTGCCACCTACAGTCCAAACAAAACTACCCCTTCCAAAATGCTCTACGTAAGAGTCCAGAAGACTTCATATGGGAAGTACGGTCCGATGAGTGCGGAGAACCAGTACTAGAGCAAGCACTTCTAGATATGTTCTATGGAACAGAACAGTGCTATAACTTGAACCCCGTAGCAGGAAGACCTCCTTCTCAAGCGGGTAGACCTGTCTCTCTAGAAACCCGCAAAAAGCAGAGCCTAGCACGGCGTGGACGTAAAAAGAGTGCGTCTACTAGACGTAAACTCAGAGAAGCAATGTTGGGGAACCAAAACCTGGTTGGAAAGAGCCCGTGCTCCGTATCTGGCGAGAATAACCCCCTCAATAAAGAAGTCGAAGTGACTTATCCGGATGGAGCGAAAAAAACTTTCAGTTCCACAAAAGAGGCGGGTAAACTGCTCGGAGTTCACCCAGTCTCTGTAGCTGACGCAGCTAGAAAAAACCGAACCAAAACCAAAGGGAAACTCAAAGGTTACTCTTTCCGTTACCTGACCCCTTAGATAAATGACAGTCTCATTCCCGTGGCAACCGCAGTATTCGTGGAGAAAGCTGGGGTATCTTGCGTACACTAACTCCCTGCAGTACAGAGAAGTTCTGGAGCAGAATCCGCAATGGTCGGTTTGGGAACTTCCCCCAATCGGGGCGCAGATGCGCTTAACTTCTGCCCCAACCACTAGTGGCACTCCTGGTGGATTAACTCAGGGATCATTCATAACCGGAGAGTCAACCGGCGATGCGAGTGACGCTATCTTCCCCTACGATACTCAAAAAGAATATAACACGGCACTATACCGCTATACTCTACAAGGCGTATTAGACCGTGAATCACTGAACGGAATAACTTTCGATAGCACACAAGCCATTACGGGAATCCAGTAACCGGGTAAAAGTACTCGTTGAATAACCCGAAACCCTGGCCTACGGGCACCACGATGGAATCGCCTTCGCCATCACAGGGAGACGGAATGGAAGGATTCCCCCCATAATAAAATGGCAACTTTTTCCCTCGGGACCAGTGGTAACACCCCTGGAGCTCCCGGCGTTTACATCAATGAGCAACCTGGCAAGGTTGCTTTTGGCGGTATTGCTGATTTCAGCACCGTCTACATGCTGGTGGAAACTGAGGAAGGTGTACCCGTTACCCGCTTCCCCTTTAACCAGCCGATTGCGATCTCTTCCCTGAATGACTATAAAGAACTCATTCGGATTGGCAACTCCACAGTCCCCGAGAGCCGCATTCCCCTGCTGAGCTATAACTGCGTCAACGAGTTCTTCCAGAACGCTGTGACCGGTGATCTGCGTGTGGTTCGCGTTGGTACCCCCAACGAAATCACCGAGATTTCTTTCAATCCTGCTGCTACCAAACTCAACAGCACCGACCTGCCCTCTGCCCTGCAGGCTGGCAATAAGGTGTATGTTCAGATGATCCTGAACGGCTTGAAGCTGGTTGCTGGCGACGGTTCCACCGGCTACACCTCTGACGGTGAGTGGCTGGGTGTTCCCGTTGAAATCCCTGTGACCTACGTTGCTGGCGATGAAGCCAACAACCGTAAGATCTCTGCCGCTATCGCTGCTGCTGTTGCCGAAGCCATTGAGACCAACCCTGCTGTTCGTAGCTCTGTTTATGTTCGTAAGGTGGGCATGGTCAACGATGTTGATCCGGCCAGCAACTCCGAACTGAGCTACATCACCATCGCCGCTACAACTTTCAACGCCGATGTTTCTGTAATCACCGAAGTGCTGCCCGTTGGCACCAACTTCGTGTTTATGCAGAATGCTTACGATGTTGCCAATATTGTTGGCGGTAGCGTGGCTATCGAGCGTGTTCCCCAAGACTACACTCAGTGCATCAACACTGCGTTTGACGGCGTACAGGACCAGGGCTACCTGATCACCCCTACCGCTTATGCTCAGTTCGACGCTGATGGTCGTTCTCTGGTTGGCGCTGCTGCTGCTGCACATTGCGAGAATAACAACTTCAAGTGGATGGCTCTGGCTGATCCCGGTCCTTACCTGGTCACCGACATCAACGAGTATCAGGATTTCGTACCTCATAAGCCTGCTGCTGACCTTGAGGAAGGCAAGAAGTATCTGGTCGATAACGCCATCTACAAGTGGATTGGTAACGACGTTAGCTACCCTAAGGCTACCTACCAGGACATCGTCCCTGGTGAGAACGCTGCAACCGCCATCAACGAGTCCGCCAACCTTGTGGCCGACAGTGTGAAGATCGGTCTGCTCGATCCTGCTAGCTACACGATTGCTGCAGTTGGTAGTGCCGCTTGGGGTGTGTTCGAACTGAACACCGTCGCCTACTGGCCTGTCGAGCTGCCCATTCAGCGTGTGAACCTGTCTGGAATCAGCGTTGGTAACGACTTCACTAACGTTTACGTTCGTGGTTTCGCCGACGACAACCCGACCATCACAGGTCCGGTGTACCAGGCTTCGATCACCGTACCTGGATCCGGTTTCCCTGCCTCGACCACCACTACAGGTGTACCCATTGCTTCCTCCTCCGGTGCAGGTATTGGCGGTACTCTTACAATCACCACCAACGCTGCTGGCGAAGTTTCGAACGTGGTTGTTGTCAATGGCGGCAACGGTTATGCCCCTGGCGATACATTCGTCCCTGGCGGCATCTTCGGTACAGTTACTCTCACTGTCACCAACGTTGACGTAGCTCAGAACCTGTCTGGCACCGAAGTGTTTGTGGTCGCTGCTCCTCGCAACCTGATCACCGATTCGGCTTACTCGCTGAACTATGTTCTGCTGGCTACCACCGGTTCCGATGCTTCCAGCGTCTATAACTCTGTGGTTCTGGCCAACGGTTCGGACTATATTAGTGAGCCTGTTGTAGGTTCGATCTACATCCCTGGTGCATCTGGCGACACCGCAGTTCTGCGCTACGCCGATCCTTATTGGGATCTCCCTGTGGAAATCAACGGTCAGACTTCTGACCTCGTTGAGAACATCTCGGGAGAAACCGTAGGTCTGAACACTCAGCACCTGCCCGGCACTCTGCAGGATCCTACCAACACCTATGTTCTGAACTGGGTGAGCCGCACGATCCTGAACCCCTCTACTCTGATCACCTCTTACGCTGGCACAATCGTGCCCGCTGGAACCGCATCCTTCAACGTGATTTCTCACGGTCTGCGCAACGGTCAGAAGATCTACTTCACTCAGCCCGTAACTGTAACCAGCGGCGGTCTGACCAGCAACCTGATTCGTGCCACCACGAAACTGGTGACCCGTGCCTACTACGTGAAGGTTATTGACCTGGATTCGTTTGCCCTGTCTAACTCCCTGGCGAACTATACCACCAATAACTACCTTCAGTTCCCCACCGGAACCGTAAGCTCTCTGCCGACCATCTTCTACAGCCAAGTGCTGGGTAAAGGAGAGACCGTTGTCAATCCTGTTGAGCTGCTTACACTTCCAATGGTTCGCGCTCGGAAGTACGCTTTCGACTCCAACACCATCTGGAACCAGGCTCTGGATGCTACTCTGGCTCCCACAGGTAACACTGTATACGCCAACCCTGAGACCTCCATCTACCTGAACAACAGTGCTCTGATTCTGGGCGAAGATCAAATCACCCCTTATGGTGAGGACATTAGCTCCAACACCCAGTGTGATTATCTTCCTAAGCTGAACACTGTAAATCCTGATGGAACTCCTGTTCCCGCTGTTCTGAACGCCTACTGTGTTCCCACAGTTGATCAGTTCTTCCAGTCCGAAGCTTACTTCGTGCCTGCGATTGACCCGATCTTCGCCGGTCTTTACAACGGAACCGTTGGATCTGGAACCATTGGCCCCGCCGCCACATTCGGTGCATTCCCTGCTACCGGTGCTCCTGACGGGATCTATAACAATGTGGTTCCGACCACAACCACAGGAACCGGCGCTGGCCTGGTGCTGACTGTTAAGATTAGTGGTGGTGTGATCACTCAGATCGACATCAACGATCCGGGTGAAGGTTACACTAATACCAGCGTTGTAACTCTGCCTACTACTCCCTTCGGCGGTGGCAACTTGCCCATCACTGGCGTGCTGTCCACCTACGGTTCTATCAGCGCCGTTGTAGGTCTCGATGCTGCAACACTGATCTCTGGCTTCCCTGTGGCAGCCGGTCCCGCTACCGACGGTATTTACACCAACGTAGCTCCCGCTTCCACCAGCGGCACTGGAGTTGGCCTGCTTCTGACCATCACCGTTTCCGGCGGTAACATCACTAACGCTGTGATTTCTGATGGCGGTCGCGGTTATGCTGCTGCTGACACTGTGACCCTGTCTGCTGCCTTTGGTGGTGCTGTTCTGAACGTTGCTGCTGTAGGCAACTACGGTTACGCCGCTGCTCTGGGCATCCAGATTGGCGATAGCTCCAACCAGATGAACTTCGACCAGGCTAAGCTGACTGGTTGCTACTTCCAAGTAGACACCGCTGGCTTCGCTCCCGATGGTACCCCTGTCGTGGTTGGCGACCGCATCGTCATGACCTACAACGGATCCAGCTATGATTGGGTTGTTGTACCTGCCGATACAAACGGTGGCGATCTGACCTCCGCTGGTCAGACCTGCTACGGTAGCCAAGTTGAGCTGGTGTTCACCCCTGAGCAAGGCATTCCCAAGGAGCTGTGGCGCTTTGATGCGATCACTTCCACCGAGATCATCGACGACGCTCTGCGTGGCGTTGGCTTCTCTGGTGAGCCTCAGGCCGAGTTCATCGAAGCTGGTGTGGATAACGTCAACCGCCTCTTCGACGATTCTCAACTGTACGGTAACCCGTTTGGCTTCATTGCCTACTACGGTCCCTACATCGAGAACGGCGCTGGCCAGTGGATTCCTCCGTCGCCCTATGTTACCGGTGTGGCCATCCGCCGCTACCGTTCCGAGGGATACCAGTTCCCGCCTGCCGGTGTTAAGTATCAGCTGCGCGATGCTCAGGCTGTTCAGATTCCCGTCAACTCCTCTCAGCAGAACCTGCTCAATCCGAAGGGTTGCAACGTGGTTCGTACCCTCCCCGGATACCCCGACAACGCGGTATTCATCTGGGGTGGTCGCACCCGTCTGCTCAATCCCGACGATGCACAGCAGAAGCTGTATCAGTTCGTCAACACTCGCGTTATTCTCAACGTGGTGTATGGCTCGCTGCGTCGGGCGTTCGACAACCAGATCTTCAACGTGGTCGACGGTTTCAACGTGATTTACAACCAGATCGTTCTGATTGGAAATAGCATCTTGAACCAGCTGTACGTCCGTGGCGCTCTGTTCGGAGCTAAGCCTTCCGAAGCCTTCCAGGTGATCTGTGATCCTCGGATCAACCCGCCGGAAGATCTTGAGAACGGCATCGTGAATGCTAAGGTGTTCGTGACTCCTGTTCCGACCCTCGAGCGTATCCAGATCGACCTCATCCGTGTGGCGATCGGTCAGATGCAGAAGGAACTTGAAGTTCAAGGTCTGAGTCAGTAATGATTACAGAGAGTCAAACAATGTATAGGGATCTGAACCTACGGCTCCCCGAGACTCTCTTTTTTCATCTAGAACGACAAGCTGAGGAGCAGGGTGTTTCACTCGAAGCATTCTGCTTCTCTCTTCTCTCTGGTGAGAAACAAGAGGTCTCCCTCGTGGATCCAACCTATTATCAGTCATTAACGCTAGATGTCCTTCGGAAAGAAATCCCCAAGGTAATCGAAAGCGATCTAACCAAAGAAGAAGTTCGCAAAAGGGTAAATGCCCTTGAGTTTCAAATATCCCGCAGGTATATCCGATGAGTGAGCCTACTCTTCTATCCCCAAATGTTCGGGGATTAACGTATCCCCTGACGGTCGTCAACGGAAACCTGTCCACCAGTACAGATTTCGCACTGGTAACACAACAGATCCGTAGCGTTCTTGAAACTCGTTATTACGAGCGAGTGATGAGAGCCGATTATGGGATTGGTGACTACGTGCTCGAGGTTATAGATCCTGGGCAAATAAACTCCGCAATCCAGTACAGCATATTACAGAATGTAGCCGGTCTCAACGAACTCAGCGTACTTGGTGATTGGGTCACTGAGGGGGAAGACGGAGTGTACAAAGTATTCATTAACTATACAGTTGGAGGGGTACCACAACCTTCTCTAACATTCACCCTGGCCAACTAGCCGGGTAAAACTAACCAACATAGGGCAAATCACGAGAGACTTGGATGGCACAAAGATTCAAGACGGCACCAGTCCCCTCAGGTGAGGTCGCAAGGTATACAAGCGACCCGTATAATCTATCGTCCATCTACATGTTCGGTAGCTCCTCTCCCTTCACAGGGCAGGGGAATACCATTGTACGGCCTAACGATGATTTACTCATCCAGAAGGGCGGTAATCGTGCTCTCGTTGTCTATCAGCGTCTGCTCTACGACGAGCAAGTGCAATCTTGCTTTCGTAAGTTGATGCAGGAAGTTACTTCCCGCCCGTGGTACGTTCAGCAATATTCCGATAAGCCTGGTGACCTTGCAGTGCGCGACTTTGTCGCTGAGGTCCTGGAAGAAATGCCCCTTGACGATATTTACGTGGGGATGGCCGAGGCACTCATCGCTGGTTTCTCGGTCGGCGAAATCATGTGGAAGAAAACGAAACGCGGCGTTATTCCTTTTGATGTCCGCATGCGTGATCAGCGTCGTTTTGTTTTCCAGGAGGATCAAGATGCCGTTAATGGCTTCACAATGCGTTGTCTCACTTTCAACCGTATGTTTGAAGGTGTGGAGCTCCCTCAGCGGAAGTTCATTGTCAGCCGTTACTGGGTTTCGCACAACGGCGACCCATACGGTGCTGCTCTCGGTCGCATTCTTTATCCTCTCGTCAAGTTTCGGCGCCGTGCCATCGAGTCTTACGTGCTCTACGGCGACCGTTACGCGACGCCGACAGCTGTTGCAAAAGCCCCGCTCTCAGCGAGCACTCGAGAGTTGGATACGCTCTACGGTCATTTATCCAATCTCTCCCAAGAAACGGCAATGATTTTGCCAGAGGGGTATGAGCTGGAGTTTGTTGTCCCTACTGGATCCCCAGAAGTATTTAAAAATCTGATTGAGTATATTGATAAAGAGATTTCTCTGGTTATTTGCGGAGAGGATGAAGCTGGGCAAGCCGAAGCAGGCTCCCGCGCATCTTCTCAGGTCGCCAATACTATTCGTGTAGTTCGCGCCAGCGAAATCTCCGAGATGCTGTCTCAGACCTTATCTCAAACTCTGGTCCGCTGGATCGTGGATCTTAACTTCGGTATGGATGTTGCAGCTCCATATCTGACACGTGAGTTCCGCATTGAGGAATCCCCCCTTACAATGCCTGACGTTTCCCTTCTGATTCAGTCTGGATACACTCCCCGTAAGGAATGGATCGAGCGTCACTTCCGCGTGGAACTTGAAGAGAAAAAGCCACAGGAAGGTGAGGAAGCAACAACTTACGATCCGCAGAAAGATCAAGATCTCATGGGCTCGATCTTCGGAGGTTCCGCCTCTGGACAACCCACTCCGCAGCAGGAACAGGCTGCAGCTTCCGACTTGCAAGCCGCCGCCAATGTAATGGACGCTCCGATGGGCGCCACACCTGAAGAGTCTCAAACGGATGCCGGAGGCGAAGCTACTCCTGAGGAAGAACTCGGATCGGCGATTGATGCAATGCCCGAGTCTCAGCTTGACTCAGAATCGACCATGTCTCTTGAGGATTTATTGGGAGACGAAGAAGAGGAAGAAGAAAAGCCATTTGGAGATGAAAGAATCAGCGAAGACGAAGCTGTAGAAATGACGCGCAGATAGGGTAAAATGTTAGCAATGGGTCACTAAATAACAAGGTGTTTCAGAAACGCATTCACGTATTCAAGTCTGGCGACCAGACATCTGCCCAAGGGGTCCAGAGACATTTCTCTGAGAAAGACCTTCAACAAGTGGTGGAAACGTATGATCCCTCGATCCATGAAGCTCCCCTTGTAATCGGTCACGCTGGCGACAACGACAGCCTTCCTGCATACGGCTGGATCAAAGGATTCAGCAAACAGGGAGGCAATCTGTATGCCGATGTTGCCTTTACGGATACTGCCAAGGATCTGGTAAAAGATGGTCATTACCGGAAGGTTTCGATCTCTTTTTATTCCCCTGACTCCGCAATAAATCCCCATAAGGGTAAATGGAGTGCCCGACACCTTGCCTTGCTGGGGGCCTCTCCCCCGGCGGTAAAAGGCTTGGAACCCTTCTCCTTCTCGGAGGCGGAGGGAGTCTACGACTTTGCCGTAGCTCTCGCTCCCTCGGATATCTTCGATGAGGAACTTGGCCCCACGCTCATCGTGGAAAAAAGTCCGTTGGAGATGCTCCGAGAGAAGCTTGACGAAGTCCGTCAGGATGTGTCAAGTGCGGTAAAAGAACTACAAGGTAACCAACAAGCACAACCTACCGAGAATCTGCAAGAAGTTGCCGCTTCGTCTGTGACGGAGCAGCCCGAACTCGGGCAAATGGCGAACCCAGATGCTCCTCAGTTTAAAGAAACAAACAAAAACGTGGGTCGCGAAGGAACTGAAATCGCTCAGCAGACGGCTGACCTCGAAGATCAATTTCCGGAAGAGGAATTTATGGAACAAGGAAAAATCAGCCGGAAGCACGCTAAAGGTGCCCACGGCCAAGTCATGCAAGTCGTAGAAAACGTCTACGACGAAGCACACAAAGAATCGACCGACGAGCGTAAAGCCGCCGCTGACCGTGCCTTCGAAGCCAAGCGCATGAAGAAGGAAGGTAAGGGTGCCGAAGCTAAAGAGGTCAAGCGCTTTGGTAAGGAAGAGGACAAACTCATCAAAGAAGCTAAGCATTCTGAGGATGAGGACATGACCGACACCGGCGTAATGAAGCGTCACGGTGGAGATGGTGGTCCTGGTTCTGCTGACCACGCTGAAGATCCCACTGGGCGTTACGAAACCGCTCGCTCCGCCGATAACGGCTATGTTGACCGGATGAAGACCGGTAAGCAAGGCGCTGATGGCAACGTGGGTCGCATGAAGACCGCCAAGTCCGGTGAGCAAGATCGCGATCGTATGCACACCGCAGAGAACGGGGAGCAAGAGCGCGACCGTATGCACACAGCCAAGGCTGGTCCAGACGGCGACGGCTTCTCTCGCTGGGCCGGTCAATCTGATGGCCTAGATCAAGTGGAGAACATGGATCAGTACGACGCTGGTCTGGATGATTATCCCGAGGGCAACAAGCCCAAAATGTCCACTGGCACCGACCCTTATGGTCGTGACGAGACCGCTACCAAGATTCCGACCGAGTCGGAAGAAATGCCCGATGATGAAGTCTTTGCCGTAGGCATGACTAACGTCATGAGCGATAAGAATATGCGTGTTCTGCGTCAGAAGTCTTCTGATGCTCGCGCTAAGTCTGTGAAAACTCACGACTTGCTCTATGCTGAGCCTCAGGCCGATGAAATGACCGGCGATGATGGCGTAACCACTGCTCGTAAGGGCATGACCGCTAGCAAGACCGTTGAGCACGCCGAGTACGAAACTGACGACGCTGATAGCGGAGCCGGTATGGAGACTTTGCGTCACGAAATAGGTGACGGCAAGAAGTCCAAGAGCCGTCAACTGACTCCTGGCGCTATGGATGACACCGACACTCCCGGTGAGATCGTTGGTCCCGACGGCGCTTACGCTGAGTCCTACAAAGGTGAGCCCAAGGCTAAGTCCAAGCAACTGACACCTGGTGCTATGGATCGCGTTGATGATCCCGATCAGATTACCGGCCCCGATGGTGTTTACGGTGAGGCCTCCCTGCAGTCCCTTCGCGACAACATCGGTGACGGCAAGCCCGCTAAGAACAAGCAGCTGAAGCCTGGCGCTCAGGATTCTCTGACTGACCCTGCGGAAGTCACCAAAAAGTCTGGCGGCGTCTATGCTGAGGAGCATGCCGAAGGTAAGAAAGATCCCTACACCAAGACCGGTTTCGGCTCCACTTATGAGGAAGGCGAAGGCGATGATGGTGTTGACGAGGGCGAAGAGAGCTACGGTGAAGGCTACAGTGCCGATCACTGTGATTCCGCCTACGGTCAAATGAGCTCCATGAGTCATCGTAGCATGAACCCCGGCATGATGGACATGTCTGCCATGTACGAAGAGCTTGCCAACCTCAAGCAAAAGTACGCTGAGCTGGAGAACCGCAACCGTCAGGAAAAGATGAACTTCCGTCGGATGCAAATGGCCGAGGCCATTGGTCATCTGTACACCGAGGGTCGTTTGACCGACGGCATCATGCCCGAGCAAGAGCTTCTCTCTTACGTTGAGGGTCTGGAGTTTGGAACCCTGGAATTCTCTGAGGGTGAAACCGCTGCTACTAAACTGCTGAACCTGCTGAGCAACCTGCCTCCGATGGTTCACTTCGGTGAAGTTGCCGGTGGTACTTTCCAGTACGCTGAGGAAGCCGACCTGGATCCCCACGCCAAGGCTCTGAAGATGGTGGAAGCCTCCGATGGTCAAATGGACTACGTGGAAGCTCTGAAGAAGGCTATGTTTAGCTGAGGTAGTTATGGATCTCCTCTCAATGGTCGGAATGGCTACCAAGCGGAGATCCGACTACATGGAACAGGCCAAAACTCTCGCTCGAAAATACAAAGAGCAGCCTCGTCTGGAAGAACGGATGAAGGCAGAGTCCCTTGGCCTCGTGAAAGGATTACGAGACAAGTTGATGAAATGGGGTGAGTACGAGAGAACAATCTTGGACAAAACCCTCATTTCTGCTCTTGCCGCTTGTATCCTTGGCATCAAAGATGGAAAAATCGATCAGAAGCTTGAAAAGTGTTGGCCCATTATTGTAGGCGACATGCTTCCGCCTCTTACAAAGTTTTTAGCAGAGACTAAAGAATATATCGATTCCGGTGTGTTGCGCCTTGGAGACCAGACCGTAGACTTCGCTGACTACGACCTGCTTGGTGCTGTACCCGGAGCAATCGACCTCGATGCTGATGAACTCGAAGGAATCAATCCCGAAGAGGAAGGAATCCAAGAGGCTTCTCAGCAAAGAGCCCAAGGCCGTAGCTGGCCTGCCCTCGCGGAGCGAGTATCCCGCTATCTAGCGACACCTACTTTTGCTTTTTACAACCTTGGTGAATACATGGTAGCCCGAGACATGGGCTTCAAGGAAATGCGCAGGGTTGCTAAACGAGACAAAAAAGTTTGCGTAGACTGTAAGAACTACGGCGAACAAGGGTGGGCGCCGATTGGTGAACTACCGATGCCTGGCAAAGGCTGTCGTTGCTATGATCGTTGCCGTTGCTACATTGAATACCGCTAGGGTAAAACTCGTTACTCTAACTAGGTGACAAAACAAGTCCTAGAGCAAACTAACCTAAACATTTGAAGTCCATTTTCTGAGGATAAAAACATGGCTACTAATGCTGGACCTATTTACGGAAAGCAGTACATTCGCTACGCCGAAACTTGGGAAGCTGCTGTTGACAGCCAAGCCGGTACCCCCGGCGTTGTTGAGATCGGTGAACTGCGTGCCGTGAGCCCTGCCACCTGGGCAGGCCCTTTCGTGGCTGCCGTTGGTACCTATTTCACCGTTCAGCCCACCGTAATCTGCGGTGTGAACCAGGCCTACATGCCCACCACTCTGGCTCAGCCTTACACCGCTCGTCAGCTGACTGTGGCTACTTCCGGTCTGCTGCTGATTGAAGTTGATCCTGCTTCCGCCGTTATTGGTCTGAATACTCAACTTCAGATTAACGCTCTGGGTCAGGCCACTGCTGGTGGCACTCCTGTGACCCTGGACGGCACTCAGCCTACCGTTCGCGAGAACGTGAACATCGGCGGTCGTCGTCTGGTACTTGTCAGCTTCGCCTGATAACTAACATCGGCTGGGCATCCTTCGGGTGTAAGTCCCAGCCCTGTGTATACACATTTGAAGTCAAAGATTTCGGAGATCTCCTCCCATGATGAACCTGCAACAAACCTACGCAGGTGTAGATCCTATTCTGACTACACTTGCCCAAGGTTTCATGCTGCCGGCGACCAATATCGCCAACTTTATTGCTCCGGTAGTAGACACCCCCACTCGTGCTGGCCGCATTCTGCGTTTCGGCAAAGAGCAGTTTGCCATTAACGACTTCCGTCGTGCATATGGCACCAATATTCCTTACGTTCAAAGCCGTTACGACTCGGAGCCCTATGCTCTCGAGCAAGAAGTGGTGGCTTGGGAACTGCCGGAAGAAGTCATCGAGAACGCCGGTGAAGGCCCCGCTCAGGTTGACCTGCGTGCGATCGAAACTCGCAACGCAATGTCCCGCCTGATGAACGCCTATGAGTACACCGTTTCCCAGGCTGTTACCGTAACCGGCGCTCCTGGCGTTGGCTACAACCCTTACGAGCCTAACACCGGTGCTGGTAATCAGGACGGTCTGGGCTTCGTAAGCTGGACCACCTTCAACACTGCCTACGGCGCTGCTTCCGGTCCTTCTGCTTGGTCCTCGCTGACCTCCAACCCGATCGAAGACGTTCTGACTCTGAAGCGCTCCGTCGCTAACCAGATTGGTATTCGTCCTAACTCGATGGTTGTTGGTACCGCTGTGTTCGACCAGCTGCTGACCAACCAGGCGATCCTTGAGCGTATCAAGTACACCACCGCCGACAGCATCGACACCGACATGCTGGCCCGTTACTTCGGTCTCGAGCGCGGTCTGCGTGTGGCCGAGGGTCGTTATCTGGCCACCGACGGTAGCCTGCAGCCCGTGTTCCCTGAGAACGGCATCCTGCTGTTCTACAGCCCGAATGGTCCTTCTGATTCCGTGATGCCTGCTGGTGGCGCTAACGCTGCTACCCCTGCCTTCGCTTACACCTACCAGCTGACCGGCACTCCTGCCGTTCGCCCTGAGTACTACATTCGTGAGCGTCGTGTGGTCCGCGCTGAAATCACCGTTGAGCGTGTGGTTAACCTCGTGGGTCTGGGTGCTACTGGTCTTATCGGTTCTGGCGCGATGATCACCGACA